CTGATGAGCGCCACGCCTGCGTCAAGCAATGCAGGGATAGCACTGGCCACGGCTCCCACAAGGCCAGACATCATTTCGCCGAGCTTGGGTCCAAGGGTAGCAATGTTAGACCCGAGGTTTTCAATGATAGGCTGGACGTTAGTGATAACCTGCTCGAGCGAATCAATAACGTTACCGGCCAGCGTGGCCACATCAGAGTCAGCGCTGCCAAGTCCCGTCAAGAGGTTAGCGAATGCGCCCTGCATGGTGGCGACAGAGCCGGAGATGGTGGTAGAAGCCTCGAGGGCGGTGGTTCCGGTAATGCCCATTTCATCTTGGACGGCACCGATAGCCGCGATGATCTGGTCGTACGATACATCGTTGATGTTAGCAGCAGTGGCCGTGAACGAATCACCCATGACACCTGACTCATTGACGAGTCGTGCCATTTCGGAAGCGGTACCACCGTAACCAAGCTTGAGGTTATCAAGCATGGTGAAGTTTTGTTTGGCGAAGCCTTGGTAGGCATTCTGGATCTCGCCAATGTTAGAGCCGAACTTATTAGCGTTGTCCGACATGTCAATGATGGCCCGGTTAGCCACCTCTCCGGCCTTTTCGGTGTCACCACCGAGGCCCTGGAGAAGTGATGCCGAGAACGAAGTAACCTGCGACATGTAGTCGTTGGCACTTAGTCCGGCTGTCTTATACGCTTCACCAGCGTACTTCTCCATCTTGCCAGCGGAATCCCCGAACAGGGTCTCAATACCGCCGATGTTCTGCTCGTACGCTGCATAGGCACCCAGCACACCAGTGGTGAGAGCGCCACCAGCAGCGACAGCAGCCAGTGAGAAGCCGACCAGTGCTTTACCAGCACCGGCCAGCCCACCACTGACCATACCGCCAAGCTTGGAGTCAGCCGAGCTGGCACCGCTTCCGATGTCACCGAGGCCCTTCTGGACGCTATCGGCACCATCTAGTGAGACTTTGATCTTCACATTATTGTCTGCCATGCTGTCCTCCTTACTTGGTTAGTGTTCCGGCTGTGGAAGCGATTCGCCTTCACGTTGGCTAAGCCAGAATGTCCCCATCCGGGGGTCTGGACCGTTGCCCTTATTGTGCGATTCAATAGCCGACTTATTAGCCGTGTTCCACATTGTCTGACCCTCTGCGATGACTTGCTGAGCGGGGCATTCCATGGACCATGCTGTATAGTCTTCTACCGTTTCCTCACGGCCTAATCTTGAGTTGTGTAAGTGCTGGGATAGTGGTCTTCCACATCCTGGACACTTGGCCTCCTTCATATATTTCCACTGAGACAAGACCTCTAGGTCAAGTTCAGTCCAAGAGCCTGGATTACCCCCGTCAAGGAGGCGAACCGGAGGTAACCCAGACTCTAGGGCCAAGTCAAGCAGTAATGCTAAACGTGGCCCGATTTCGTAGGGCGGATGGAAACTTCGCCCCCCGAGTTCTGCCAGGACATGAACGCCTGCACGACCTGATGCAGAGCACCGCCCGGCAGAATTCCTTTGACGCCCTTAGAACTCAAGAGCGCGCCGTCTGTGGAGAGAGGAGTGGCATCCTCAAGTGTGTTACCATCTTCGTCTACGGGGTCAATTCCGTACACGCCGATGAACGTGGTAGGCAGTACCTTTTCGTACTGGTCGATGGGCGTGAGATTGGTCTGCTTTACCAGCAGTGCCCACTCCCCGAGGTCGAGTTTGCGGTACTGCACCCAGACGGAATTCGCCTTGGGCTTGGTCTCGGCCACACGTGCTTCAAGGTCGGCAAGGTTATCCGCGAGGAACCCCTGCCCACCAGTGAATGCCTTCATGGCCTTGGCCTGTGCAAGTTCCTTCTTTGCATCCTCGTAGTCCTGGGAGTAGGTGCCTCCCATGTCTACCTCCAGAGTCAGGATCGACTTGCGTCGTGACTCTACCGCTGCCTGTAGTTCTTCGTAACTGTTGAATGCCATTTCTTCTTCTCCTTGGTCAGTTGGTTAGGTGTGGCCCGGTCAGGCTACGACTGCGACGGCAGTGGCACTTCGCCCCTGGACCGTGATGTGTGCGGTGATGCCGACGAACGTGTTGTTTGCCTCGAGAGGGTCGATGGAGGTCACGATAACCTTCCATACCCAGACGAGCTGGCCTGCCGCGATTGCTTCCACGTGGTCAACGCCATCACGACGCCACACGTAGACAACGTCGCCGATGCTGAGACCGGCGATGAGGTCAGCGTCATCCTGCCCTGTGCCCTTGATGACGAGGTCATCGATGGTGTGGGTGGTGCTGCCAGGAAGGTTCTCGCTGGAGGGGTCACAGAGCCAGTCGACGGTCGTGCTGTCGGTGCTCGAGGTTCCGTTGAACGTCTGGATGGAGCAGTCCAGGCCGATGCCTGCACCGAATTCCGCGACGGAAGGTGCTTCCAGGTCAACGACCACAGGCGCGACGCCTACAGCAACGTTTCCCCGGCTGATCTGTGTGGAGGGATTCCACTGAACGAGAGGTGCCATTGTCTTACCTTTCTACTTGGTATCCGTGGATACCTCGGAAGAGGCCCCATCGGTCTTGTGTGTGGCCTTGGCCGGAGTTTCCGGCTTGCGCTTCGGCTGAAAGCCAAGCACCGTTTCACCGGGGTTCAGGGCACGAACTTTCGTGTGCACCTTTCCGTTGAAATTCTTTTCGGAGATGGCGTAACGAACGCCGGACTCCTTGTGGTCTACTACTATGCCACGAGACATTAGATACCTCCTTGGTTGAGTTGGACGGTCACTTGGGATTCATAGTGGCCTTCGACTTGGGCACCTGCATAGCCCATAGACGTTGAGAGTGTGGTGCTGCCTACACGTGCGCCCTGGAGGGTACGCATGAGCTCCACGGCCAGATTCATAGACGCTTCCGCACTTGCACCGCAAGCGTAGAGGGTGGTCTGGTAATCCCAGCCGACTGCGTCTCCGCTAAGAGCCGTATCCACCGTTCCGACAATAAGTGGTCGGTGAACCGCATACGGGAGCTGAGCTCCTGTGGGTGCGTAGCCAGTGTGAATGGGAAGACCTGCCACTGACACCAGCGCGCTAATGTCCGTCAATGCGCTCATGATAGACCAAGGTCTCTCAGCAATTTACCTTGATTCATAGCGCCCTGGAGTTTCTTAGCAGCGGTGATATGAAACGGCCGAGCAGCCATCCGGCTAGTGCCCAAGGCCACATAAGTCGCGTAAGCTACCGTCGGTCCAATCAGGTAAGTGTTCTTGCCAGCGGATTCGGCCTGTGTGCTGTTCAGCATCGTGCCAGTGTCCACCGCGTGAACTTGCTGGATAGCGGTCTTCACATATCCGACACCCACTTGAGCCAGAGTTCGCATCTGTTCATCCGTTACCGGAGCGACACGTCCAGCGGCTAAAGAGAACTTGCTGGCAAGCTGGCCCATCGTTATATCTCCAGCGCCCATCAGAGGTTACCTTTCCCCTCTTGATTGACCTGTTCAAAGTCACTTGCAACGGCCTTGCGAATCATCGCTAAACCGTTCTTAGTAACCTTGTCCAGAAGCAGCACTTTCCCATTCAGGTTAGGCTCCATGATGGATTCAACGACGCGAATGGCTTGGCCTGCATAGATCTCTGTGCCTTGGGCAACCTTCACCGAGTACACAGCGTCCACACGGGACTCCACAGCGTTAGCAAGTGTGGTCGTCTGCACCAGCCCGGGAATGGGAACGCCGACAGGAGTAAGCTCCCGAGTGACGTTGATGCCAACGGTCACAGGCTGGCCGACGGAAAGGATCTGAATGGAGTCCAGAAGCACAGCCGAAGAAAGCTGACGGCCCGACTCAGCTAAGGTCTGTATCGACATCGTCATATCGTCCACCTCCTCCGAAGCTCATGTTCTTGTGGTATACGTGAGGCCCGTCAGGGATCTGGACCTTATTCAGGACGCCGCTGCCTGTCGCCTGAGAGATGGGGGACATGGCCCGGTACCAACTTATGAGACCCGCCCAGTTTGGGGCGTCGACAGAGACGCTGGTGCCCTCTGAGGAGGACTGCCGGACGACCGGCTGTGCACGCAGGAAGCCTATGAGGCTGATTGCGGCGAAATATGTGTCATAAGTGGTGACATAACCGGAGTTACCGGGCCACACTTGAGCGGTATCCGGGATGAGCGAGCCAGCAAGGGCGTCAAGCTTCATCTGATCCGTAAGCAACGTGGCATTCGGGAGACTGACCAGAAGTGCTGTCAGATCGTCTAGTGCAGTCATGTCATCCTCCTTGTATGAAAAAGGGGGGACAGGCAGACCCGCTACCTGCCCCCCGTGGTGCTAGTTACTGTTGAAGCGCTGCGACCAGCGCATTGTGATCGTCCTTCAGTTCGTTTACCAGTGCGACCACGGCGTCAAATTCTGCCTTGGTCGGAGCAGCAGCCGATTCGACTGCGTCATCTGCATCCGTGGTGGTGGCTGCCAGTACGGCAGACCGCTTCCGGATGTTACGGCCTGAGAGAGCCACGGTTAGACGTCGCTAACCGGGATGCCGTCCCCGGCGACCGGGTCGGTGGGCGTGATGACCGCGAACGGGTAGTCCGTAGCCGAACCGGCTGCCGTGGAGAACGCCGTAGCGAAGCCCACGCGGAACTTGAATCGCAGGGCGACCATGTCCCGCTCAGCGAGGTTGATGCCGCCGACAGTTGCCTGATCGAGCAGCTTGACCTGGACGTCCTCACGGATGCCGAGAACCACCTTGGAGCGGTCACCGACGAGGGCGGTTGCCTGAGTGCGGTCCCACGAGCGGTTGCCCACGTAGTGGAGGTCCTGACCGTAGATGCTGGCAGTGCTGCCATCCGACCGGAGCGCGTCCAGGTAGATGGGTGCACCGTCGGCGTCCCGGAGTCCACGAAGCTGACGACGCAGGAACCGCGCGGTGAATGCAGCGTTGACGTCGAACTCGTCGTCCTCCACAAGGCCAAAAGCCTCGTTGAAGTCTTCGGCGAGGTCGATTCCGGTGCCCTCCACCACGTAGTTCTCAGCGGCGATTGCGCCGGGGATGAGAGCCGGGTCAAGCCATGTGGCAGGCTTGTTCACACCCTGGAAGATGGCGAGGTCGAGGATACGACCGAACTCTGCCGACACCAGCGGTCGGATTTCTCCCCAGATGTCGAAGTTGGCATCCATCAGGGTGTTCTCGTGCACCGGAACGATGACGGCGATCTCTTCGGCGACGAGGCTCTTGTCGGCCCAAGTCACCTTGGAGGTGGGCTTTACACCACTTGAGTCGGTGGAGTTGCTGTCGGTAACCCAGCCAGCGGTCGGCAGTGCCGCGAGGACCGGCATGGTGGCAGTGCCAGCGGTCATCCGAATGGTGCGGAAGGACGCCAGTGCAGCCGAGCCGGAGGTCTCGGGCTTGATGATTTCGTTGATGTCCTGACGGGCCAGGAGGGCCAAGGCGTCAGCACGGGAGATGTCAGCCATTGGACTGACTCCTTTCTGGCCCTGTGGGCCGGTGTGTTAGGTGGTTACTTGTGGAGAGCTGAACGGATGAGGTCGTTCATGTTGGGACCCTTAGCGGCTGGTGCTGCCGGACCCGAGCCAAGAGCTGAACTTGTGGCCGAAGGGTTGGCCTTGTGCCATGCCTTGACGATGTCCTGGATGTCCTTGTCGCTCTCGAACAGGTCCTTGGTGAAGGTCCGGCTGTCAAGCGCCTTGCTCAGGGGTCCACCGGCTGCCTGCAAGAACTCCTCGAGGCGGTCGTACCGGGTCTGCACGGCATCAAGCGTTTCCTTGACGGGTGACAGCTCGGCCACCTGTGTCCGCAAGGTGGTCAACTCAGTGTTGGCCGTCTTGAGGCTCTTCCGCTCCTTGTGCAGGTCGGCGAGGAGGGCTGCCTTGGCAGGGTCCTTCTTGTCGTCCGGCTTGGAAGCGGGGTCAGGTGTGGTGTCCTGGGACTGATCCGTATCAGTGGACTGACCCGAGGTCTCCTCGGTGTCCTGCTGGTCGGTATCGGTATTGTCCTGCTCGTCCGTCGCGGTCGATGCAGTTGACGAGTCACTCGTCGATGTTGCTGTGGTAGCCATCTCGGCTTCCTTTCGTTTAGTGTAGCTGAACGGTTCCTGCGACGCAAGTACCAATAAACCCTCGGCGTGTTGCTCCTATTTACGAGGGTCTTCCTCCTTGGAAGTCTGTGGTGGTGCCAGACGAAGGCGTTGTGCCCGTAGTCTGGCTAGTTCGGCCTCTATTTGGTCTTGTGTGCCCGTAATGACGGTAACATCGGTATCTATCCTCATGGGATCATCTCCGTGTATACTATGCGACGCTCAGCGTCTAAGCTGACGACCCGCTGCTGCTGGCCTGCCTTGAAAATGAGCTCGTACTGGTAGTCGGCACCAGCTACGGCGTTAGTGCCTGTGGGTGCCTTGGTAATGAAGGTCCAACCACTTGCACCAGAGCCACGGCCCGACGCGAAGTCAAGCGCATCAGCCATGCTGCTAGTGGTGCTCATGAACGCGGGGTCAGCGAACAGGTCTCCGGACTTCAGTGCAGCTGGGTTGAAGCTGTCTGCTACGGTTACCCCTCGGGCCACATACACGTCTTGGGTGAGCTGGTTCTTGCTAATGAGCGCGGCTAGGTCGTCGGCTTGCTTGGACAGGAGGGGCGCGAAGTACTCGTCGGACCCCAGTTCCGTCTTAGCAAAAGCTACCGGGTCACGGAGCATGTTGTTGATTTCCCGTCCACCGCCTTCGGTGTAGCTCTTCCACGACTTTTCCGTGTCATAGTCCCAGCCGGTGTCAGCGTTCAGCTTGCCCCGCTTGAACTTGGTCTTCTCCATAGCCTTGCGCTGTGCCTCAGCTGCCCGCATACCCGAGGCGACGTCTTCGGTGCTGGCCTGCACTGACCGGTGTACCGCCTGAGCGGTGCTGGGTGCAGCCGGATTACTCTTGCCGCTGAGGGGGTCACGCTGTGCTGCTGTGGTAGGTCCGGCACTGGCCTCAGCCTTGGCACCCTTCACCTTCTGGTCAGTCCACCGGGGGTCCATGGTGACAGACCCGTCCGGCTGGAGCGTGCCCTTGTATTTCACCTGACTGCGAAGAGTGGGGATAAGTGTGCAGCGCCCATTCGGGTGGTCCCGGATGTTAGTGTCATCAACGACCAAGCCATCCCGGCTGATGCACCACTGGCAGGTCCGGGGGCCACGCTCTACGCTCCATAGCATGACAAGGAGGGGCAGGTCGGCCACACTGTCCCAGGAGTTTTTCCAGTAGGCGTTCGTGGTCTCGGTCCTAGCAAGGCGCTCAAGTCGGCGGTAGGACTTACCCATGCCAGCGTTGAACATCTGTCGGGCGGCGTCCTTGCTGTTCAGCCCGGCTGTGATGCTGGCACTGATAGCAGCTTGCTTCATGTCGTCGTATACCACACCGGCTACCGGGCTCAGTGCCAGCGTCTTGGGAACGGGGAAGTCACCGAGGGCACCCAAGCTAGCGGCCTGACCACCCATCTTGGAAATGAGTGCAGCGCTACGGGTCTGGAAGCTGAGCAGCTTAGCGTCCAGGTCGGTGCTGTCTACGGAGACACCAGCGATCCACTGAAGGTAGAGCTTGCGAAGCTCCCGCTCCATGAGGCCCGTTGGCACTGTACCCATTGTCCTAGTCTTCCTCGTCTTGTGTTGCTATCTTCACGTCGTCTTTAGCCATCTCCATCATGCCCAGGACGGTGACGTATTGCAATGATCCTTCAAGTGTGGTATTCACGATCATGCGACCATCGTCCGCGATGAACATTGTCACGGTCACCGACCCGAGCTGGACCATCAGGCAGGGGCCGACGCGGTGTCAGCTACTTGGCCCATCGGTGCGCCCTGCACCTGTCCCGGGTTAGCTGCATAGGCCTCGATCTGGCCGGGGGTCATCTCCAGCTTGGCTTGGTTCATGCCGTCGTCCATGTAGTCGTCCAGGTCTACACCGGGGGTCACGACCTCGGCAATGTACTCCAACGGGTAACCCATGTTGCTGAGGCTGATACCGTGGGCATCCAAGGATTCCTGGAGGAGGTCGTCCCCAGTGTTCCAGAACTCGTACTCGTATGAGACAGGCACGTCCTCAGTCGTCTCCTGAGAGACCGTTTCTTCGTCCGCTGGTGCAGCGGTGCGCTTGGTCTTGGGCTTGGCGTCCTTGACCTCCCGTGTCTTCTCCACACCCAGGAGCTCGGCAAGGCGTTCAAGCTCCGGCTCCAGGTCCTCCCGCATACGGGCGATCTTATTGTTGAAGCGCTTGGTCAGGACCTTCAGGGCCACACCAGTAGGCGGGACACCCTGTCCGGGCTTGAAGTAATGCTGAGGGATGCCGCTGGACTGGCTGACCTTGTCCACGATGCTGTCGTGGTAGCCGATCATGTCGCTGATGGTGGGCGGATCAAGCTGGCCGAAGGGACCATCACTGCTGGTGGTGAAGATACGGCCAGAGGCCCCATCACCCTTCTGCTCGGTCATGGCGTCTTCGCTCGGCTGGCTACCGGCTGGCAAGTACGGGTTCCGGGGGGCCAGCTCCACATTCATCAGGTACCAGAACGGACGCGCATACATCTCGGCAATGACCGTCTGATCAATGATGCTGTGGTTCACGCGGTCTTGCAGTGCAGCAAGGCTAGCGCCGAAGCCCTTGTCGTCCAGGGCGAACCGGAACAGCGTGTTACCGCCGACCTCTTCCACGAACACATAGCCCTCGTGTGTGGCCGCGCTGAAGTCGGTGGGTACGTCCTTGGCAAATAGCCGGGTGACCCCGTTGCTATAGGCGAACGTGACGTAGTCCTTCATCTTCTCAATAGAGCGGGTATACAAGGCCGCGACTGTGTAGCTGCCGTCGCTGATCATCTCGTAGTGCTCGGGGAAGTGGGGAGTGCCAGCGGAGTCCACCACCACGGGGCACTCCCCACGGGACAGGAGGGGCACGAGCACATTGCTGAAGCCCCTCAGCTCTTTGGGTACCGGAACAAGGTTCTCGGCATACAGGTCAATGACCGACTTGAAGATGTTCTCGCTTGTCTGCTGATCCTTGATGTCAGGGAAGGACTCTGCGACGTACGATTCCCACGACTCGCCATGCAGCGCATAGCTCATCTTCCCGTTGTAGTACGGGGCGAACGTGGGGCTGTCACGAGTCATGAGAAAAGACTCGATGGTGGCTAGCTCGCTCATGAGCGGCGTCCTTTCGGGAGGTGGCAATAGCACGTGCATGTGATGATCATGTTCTGATAGCCCCTGAGGCTACCTGCACACGTCTCGTGATCTCTCACTTCACATGCGCCGGTGTAAGCTTGGCCGTCCATTAGTTACCCATCTTGAAGTAATCGGCGCGTCCCTGCTGGATGGCCTGTGTCATTGCGTCTACCTCGTCGTCGTGCTTGCCGAATGGGAAGTCACGGAACTCCTGGAACATCCCGTCGCTGTAGACCGTGTCAAGGACGGCAACGTTGCCTTCGTCTACCACAGGCTGAATAGCCAGCGCTCGGACCTCCTTGGAGCCGAGGGGGGTCACAGGCTTGATAAGGGCGGCTCTCTTGCGAAGGGTATCCAGCAGGGCTGCCCCGTTGGCTGCCTTCTCCACGTAGACCCGGCTCGTCTGAGGCCAGCGTGCAGCCATCATCTGAATCTGGCTCACTGTCTGGGTAAAGGTGGCCCGTTCATGGAAGCGGTCAATCAGGATCCACTTGCTGCCGATGACTGCCCACACCTGTCCGGCCACATAGTCCCCAGAGGTGGCACGCTTGCGCCCATTCTGGATGGTGCCGAATGTCAGGTCCCAAGACTGGATAACCAAGGCGCGACCGAGTGTTTGCATGAAGCCGTGGTCGTCCTTGAAAACAACCTGATCCCACGGGATGACATCTATCTTGTCTACGTTGATATAGCTTCCCCCGGTGACTTGTGGGTCACCTTGGTAAAGTGCCTGCCAGACGTAGGTCCCGACTGCTGATTTGATCAGCGCCCAGGACTTCTCGCTCCGGTTCTGCACCGAGGGAAGCCATTCCCCGACTGCTCGGCCAAGTATATCCGCATTTCCTCGTTTATCAGGATGGGCGGTATCGTGTGTGGCCTGAGCGGGTATGTTGACGTACTCGGCATTCATTGCCGTCTGTACGTGAGCTATTAGATCGTCCTTGTGCCAGCGAGTAGCAATGACGATGATCTGTGAAAGGGCTGCCATACGGGTCAAGACAACCGAGCTAAACCACTCCACTGTCGTTTCCCGAATAGTTACCGACTGTGCTTCCTGCATGTCCTTGATTGGGTCGTCAATGACCGTCATGTCGGAACGGAAGCCTGTCATGGCACTGCCTCGTCCTGCTGCCAGCAAGCCTCCACCTTCGCGGGTCTCCCAACGTTGGACGTTAGAGCTTCCTGCCTTGAGCGGTGTCCAGTGCTGCACTAGCCCACGAATCTGTCGAGAGACCGCGTTCGCACGGGCTTGGCTGTACGTTGCATACACAACACGAATCCACGGGTTCCGGACTAGCTGCCATGCGATGTAATGCACGATCCAGGTCGTCTTCCCTTCCTGCGGTGGCGTAGAGTAGGCCACACAGCCGAGAGATGTGTTCAGCGCTTCAGCATCCATTGACGATGACAGCACCTCAGTCAGCGCGCTAGTTCTAATGCCGCTTGCCTTGCAGAACATACCGAAGTCGTCACTGATCTCTTCGTAGGTGTACTGGTCCAGGTCCTCGAACACGCCCAGATCGCTCATGATGCACGCTTGCTAACTTCAGCGGCAACCTCGTCAACGCTGATACCAGGAAACGCCTTCAGGAGACGTGCAGTTTCACGGGCTGTCTGGATACGGATACGACGAGTGTCGACCTCTTCAGTACCGCCTGTGACTTCTTGCAGCAACCGGAAGATCTGAACCAGTTCCTGTTCGGCCTTGTGCAGCTCTGTGACGAGAGGGTGCACGCCGCTGACATGCTTCTTCTTGCTGGTGGTGTAGATGTCTTCACCAACCTCAGCCTCGGTAATCTCACGAGACTCAAGGAGCATGCCGTAATACTTGGCCGGATTGGCACCGAGCTCGATTCGCAGAGCCATGATGTCCGTCAACTTGTTCCGAGCCAACTTGTTCAGTTCTTCTTCCACTGAAACTCCGCTAGTGTCCGAGCTTACTCCCCACAAGGTGACGACTTGCTGGGTGACCGCTGCACGCTTACTCACTCGAACACTAGCGGCTGTGCCTCCACCATGACTCTTGCACACGGTCAGACCTGTTACCGCCTGACGCTTGCAACGTTCCCCGCTCGTGGTAAGAGCCGAGCAGATGCGACCCTTGCGCACCGTGGACGTCGAGTCCTTGGCGCTGCTGGGAGTTCTCGGCTGGGGAGGCATAACCCAAAGCATATACCACCGACGAACTCGGCGCAAGCTGGCTCAGAGAACCGACCCTAGCCTCACCAGCTAGGCCACACAAGCCAGGACCTACTGACGCTTGCGCCCTTCCCGAATACCTTCCTCGATCATGGTCTGCACCACATGCCACGACTGGAGACTCATCGACAGGTCAGGATGCTCGTTGATGATGTCCAGTGCCAGAGCGCTCACTTCAACGCTCTCACGACGCATATCGCCCAGCATACCCGACAGGATGTCACCAAGCTGCCGAGGTGCCTCAGTGTTCTCAGGCTCGGCCGTGTCAGCCTTGTCGCCTTCCATGTCATCACGCATTTTCTGCTGAGCGGGAGACGGCTGGCTGGGTAGATCACATGCAACGCACATTAGACTTCCTCAATTCTCGTGACGTGGTATTCGGCCTTGATGATGTCAATGGCCTCTTGGGTAAAGACGAGCATGGTGTGGTGTTCACCAGTGGAGTCGGTGCACGACTCAGAAGTAGGGCACGAGCCAACGACCTTATTGTGCGGATCGTGATTGGGGTTCTTGGCCAGCTTGATTGTGACCAGCCTCATGCGACTGCCCATCAGGCGTGCCAGAAGTGATTGGGACTAACCGAATAGTAGATGGCCGGGATCCACAGCACGACAGCCCCAAGCGTCAAGTGAAGGATGAGCGAGTGCCCCTTCTGCTGACGAGTGTACTGTGCTCGATCCCGAGCTTGCTTCACACTCCGCTTATGCGACTGTGCAGCGAACTCCAACTGCTCGGGCGTCGGTGCCGCAGCGACTGGAGGATACTCAACCCCTGTCACAGGTGCTGGTCGGTTCTCAAACTGGTCAGACATAATAGGTGGACTCCTAAGATTGAATTGAGTTGAATTGAAGTATGACCCGAAGGGGAGATGACTGTAGATGTCTTTGAAGTATCTGGTGTGGTCTCCCCAACGGGTTACCACCAGCTTATGCCACCACGGCCACCAGCGCAAGCCCAAGCCACAAATTGATCAACTGCCGTCGTGTATTACCCAGTCACCGAGCCAGTCTGCGTTGATGTGCACGAGCGCGCCGGAGGCGTGAGCGAGTGTGCAGCACCACGAGCAGCTTAGCGAAAGGGGACATGCCGATGGCATCTGCTCTTCCTGTCCCTAACCCCCTCAGTTAGCTCCTTCGGAGCACCTTCGGGTTATGAGTGTGTTTCAAACTATAAGTAGAGCGCGCGCTCGCGTATGTATGGGTTATATATAGTTACTATAGGGAGACACCACTTATCAACTTGCGCTGCACTCGCTGCACGTGCATACTTAGCTACACACGACGGCCTGAGGAGGCACAACATGGACGCACAGACAGTGACATCAGCCCTGGAAGAGTACGATGCGCACAGATGGAATGCAGAGACGAGGCTGTGCGGATGCGGGGAGTTCTTCGAGGCCACACTGAGAGGCAACGAGCAGCACGACAAGCACCGAATGCTCATGACTCTGGTAGCTGCACGAGGTGGAACCAGCCGAGCGGCAATCAAGACCATCCTCGGTAGAACGCCGATGGAGCCGTTCACGGATTATGAGATGAACCGGATGGCACAGCACTTCTACCTAAAACTGTCAGACTCGCCGGACATCACGTTCAACTCCATGACGTGCAAGCCTGCAATCGTAGACGCTTTGCGCCACTCTCTGGACATGGTGGGTAGCCTCCAGTGAATAAGGATCGTCGCCAGATTGCCAAGGTGAGCATCGAGCTCATGAAGGAATGCAACGAGATCGGGCTTATCAGCGACGCGTCTCATGATGCACTTGTAGAAGCGACCATGCACTTGCAAGCGGCCGAGCACTGGCAGTTGAAGAACCAGCTCAAACACGAGGGCAAGAATCCCGGCACAGACACCCAGATTGCGATCTCACGTGTGGCCTTGCCTGCCCTGGAAGAAGCCGTGCAAGAGCTGAAGGATGGAAACTACAGCGAGGTCATCACTAAGCTGGAGTTAGCCCTGAACACCGACGGCACACTACCCAAGCCCACGAAGAAGGCACGCAGATGAACATTGACGACGTAGTAGCATTCGCCCGTGCACGGCACGATATCTGGGAAGGGTACGACGCAACGGATCCCATCTTGCAGTCACGCAAGTTCACTAACGTGTTCCGCGTGCTGGACCGTGGCTCACAGTACCTTCTGGAACTTATGAACCTGTACGACGACCCGATTGACCGCCTTGCGCTGAGCTACTTCTACAGGCAGGTGAACCGGCCAGACACCATGGACGCGATCATTGCAGCGAACCACGGTGTCGTCCCTAACGCGTCGCAGATCTTCTCCAGCACGTGGTATAAGAAGGTCGTCCGCCCCGTGAGCACAGCCCGACCTGGAGCGTTCCTGAGTGGTGCTTACATGATCTTGATCAAGGCTGGTGGGACAGGGGACACGGTAGATAAGATGCTGGAAATGTTCCCAGCAGCCAAGCCCTATCTCAAGGCGGTAGCCAAGGCCGACCAGCTAGCTCAACGTGTGGCCCTGCTACAGAAAACACCCGGTGTAGGGCCATTTCTGGCCATGCAGATAGCCACCGACCTCGGCTACTGTGAGGGAGAAACTGATCAGGAAAACGACTTCGTTCTGGCTGGACCCGGCTCCCGCAAGGGCGTCAAATTCATCAGTGACAGCAAGGCCGAGGTCGTCATCCACTCGTTCCCGGTGGACCAGTTAGACCCACTTCCATTCAGCAATGGCAGGCCACCCAGCCTAATGGACATCCAGAATGTCTTCTGTGAATTCAGCAAATATGCACGCCTGAAAGACAAGGGCTACGCAGGCAACGGCCACACCTACCAGACCCACGGCAAGTTCTACACCAGCATCCCAAGCCACTTTATTCAATAAAGTTTGGACGTGGAGTTGCGGATTCATTTGGAATGACCTAAGCTGATATCAACAGCAAGTCAGGCCGCAACATACCACCGACAGGGAGTCCACCTAATGTCTGAAAAGAAGATCGAACTCATTGCACAGCTTCTC